GGCCGTTCTTCGTCCGCGGCTGGCAGTCGGTCGTGAGCCGCAACCTGAACATGTTCACCCTGATCGCGATGGGGACCGGCGTCGCGTGGGTCTATAGCGTCATCGCTACGCTGGCGCCGGGCGTCTATCCGGCCGCGTTTCGGGGTCCGGAGGGGGCGGTTGCCGTCTACTTCGAGGCGGCGGCGGTCATCACCGTCCTCGTCCTGCTCGGGCAGGTCCTCGAGTTGCGGGCGCGAGAGACGACCAGCGGCGCCATCCGTGCGCTTCTCGACCTCGCCCCGAAGACCGCTCGCCGGGTCAATGACGACGATAGCGAAGAGGAGGTGCCGCTCGACGAGGTCCACGTCAACGACCGGCTGCGCGTCCGGCCGGGCGAGAAGGTGCCGGTCGATGGCGCGGTCCTCCAAGGTCGCAGCGCTGTCGACGAGTCGATGGTCACGGGTGAGTCGATGCCGGTCACAAAGGAGGTCGGCGCGAGGGTGATCGGCGGCACCATGAACCAGAGCGGAGCGCTTGTCATCGAGGCCCAGAAGGTCGGGCGCGACACCATGCTGTCGCAGATCGTTCAGCTCGTCGCGGATGCGCAGCGCAGCCGGGCGCCGATCCAGCGGCTCGCTGACCAGGTCTCTGGCTACTTCGTGCCGGCCGTGATCGTGGTGGCGCTTCTCGCCTTCGCGGCGTGGGGCATCTGGGGGCCGGAGCCACGGTTCTCCTACGGCCTCGTCGCCGCAGTCGCCGTGCTCATCATCGCCTGCCCGTGCGCGCTTGGCCTTGCGACCCCCATGTCCATCATGGTGGGCGTGGGTCGCGGTGCGCAGGCCGGCGTGCTGATCAAGAACGCCGAGGCACTGGAGCACATGGAAAAGGTCGACACCCTGGTGGTCGACAAGACAGGCACTCTGACAGAGGGCAAGCCGGCAGTCACCGCTATCGTGCCCGCGCCGAACTACACGGAGACGGAAGTGCTGCGGCTCGCGGCGAGCGTGGAGCGGGCGAGCGAGCATCCGCTGGCCTTAGCGATCGTTCGCGCCGCTGAAGAGCGCGGTATTGCAACCGCACAGGTCTCCGAGTTCGATTCACCCACAGGAAAGGGGGCGCTCGGGAACGTCGAGGGTAAGCGCATCGCCCTCGGCAACGCGAAGTTCCTCTCAGAATTGGGTGTCGACGTCGCCGTGTTGGCAGCTCGCGCAGAAGAACTCCGCAAGGACGGCGCCACAGCAATCTTCATGAGCGTTGATGGATCTGTCGCCGGCGCGCTCGGGATAGCCGATCCGGTCAAGCCGAGCACAGCGGAGGCGCTGAGGGGTCTTAAAGTCGACGGCATCCGGGTGGTCATGCTCACCGGTGACAACTGGACGACTGCGAAAGCGGTCGCGCGCCAGCTCGGCATCGAGGAGGTCGAGGCCGAAGTGCTGCCCGAGCAGAAGAGCGCGGTCGTGCAGCGCTACAAGGCCCAGGGCCGCGTCGTTGCGATGGCAGGCGACGGCGTCAACGATGCCCCAGCACTGGCGGCCGCCGATGTCGGCATCGCCATGGGCACCGGCACCGATGTCGCCATGGAGAGCGCCGGCGTGACGCTCCTCAAGGGTGACCTCATGGGGATCGTGCGGGCGCGCCACCTCTCGGAGGCGACGATGAGGAACATCCGCCAGAACCTGTTCTTCGCCTTCATTTACAACGCGCTCGGCGTGCCGGTCGCGGCCGGGGTGCTCTATCCGTTTTTCGGCATCCTCCTCTCGCCGATCATTGCCGCAGCCGCCATGGCGCTATCCTCGGTAAGTGTAGTCGGCAATGCGCTGCGTCTCCGCCGAGCTCGATTGTAGCTATGAAATCGATCGACATCTTTACAGGACAACGTTTTCGCATACGAGAGATGGAGGATTCGATGAGCAGGAGATCGCTTCCCTCTCCAGGATCTGAGCGCACTCCGGGAAACCGATTGCCCCTTGGATCCTACCGCTTGGTTTGGGCGTGCCTGCCGCTGATGCTCATCTTGAGTGGAGCGGTATTGCTCTTCTTCGGCGTCTCTTGGTGGACAGCGCTCGTTGTCGTCCTGCTGCTGTCCTGTCCCGCATCGATGGCTGTCGCGATTTACATGGGCTTCCGGCCCCAGCGAGCCATTGGCAAGCGGGACCTTGGTGCGTGACGCCCGACTGCATACTCACCGTCAACTCCGGATCATCCACGATCAAATTCGGGATGTTCGAGCCCAGCTCGGCACAACCTTTCTGTCTCGGGAAAGCTCTCCTTCAATTGCAAACCGGCCCCTCGGAGATGCGTATTGCGCTCACAACAGGAGGCGAACTCACGTTTCCGATCATCTCGCCTACTGAAGACTTGGATAGTGTGATCGTAGAGGCCCTTGGCGTCCTACGCGAGGCTGTTGGCGGCGGCCTCGTTGCCGTGGGACACCGGGTGGTCCACGGAGGTGATTATTTTGCGGGCCCCGCGGAGATCACACCGCAGGTTCTGGATCGAATAAAATCGCTCGTCCCCTTGGCCCCGCTTCATCAGCCACAAAGCATACGGCTTATCGAAGCGATCGGACGGGTGCATCCCTTCCTGCGGCAGACAGCTTCGTTCGATACGACCTTCCATCGAACGCTCATTCCCCCGGCACGCCGCTTTGCAATCCCCCGTGACCTGCACAATTCCGGCATCAGGCGCTATGGTTTCCACGGCCTTTCATACTCTCACATCGCGAGCGCTCTTCCGTCGATAGCTCCTGGCCTGGCACACGGACGGGTCGTCATCGCGCATTTGGGGAGTGGCGCGAGCCTGTGCGCTTTAGAAGCGGGCGTAAGCAAGGACACCACGATGGGATTCTCGACGCTCGATGGCGTGCCGATGAGCACACGATGCGGCGCTCTCGACGCCGGCGTGATCCTCTATCTTTTGGTAGAGCGCGGGATGAGCGTGAGTGAAGTCGAGGCTCTGCTCTATCAACGTTCAGGGCTCCTTGGCATGTCGGGCATCAGCGGCGATGCCCGCACCCTTCAGGAGAGTACGATGCCCGAGGCCAAGGAGGCACTGGAAGCATTTGCATTCCAAATCTCCCGCAGCGTGGCCGCGTTGGCGACGTCGTTGCAGGGGTTGGACGGAATCGTCTTCACAGGCGGGATCGGCGAGCATCAACCCCGAACGCGGGCTGGCATATGTGAGCGACTCGGGTGGCTAGGCGTCAAACTCGATCACGCCGCCAACGGCGCCAACGCCACCTCGATTTCCGCGACTGACAGTGCCGTGGCTGTGCTTGTCATCCCGGCTAATGAAGAACAGCAGATAGCCTCCGACGTCGTTCGCCTACTTGCGGCTAGCACGACGCCCTCCGGAGATGGACGCACGCATCTGTGACGCGTGCAGAGAGGTCGAAGATGAGCCAGACCAATCCCGGATTTCAATTGTCACCTGAAGAGCTCGCCAACATCGACGCTTATTGGCGCGCGGCCAACTTTCTATCCGTTGGACAAATCTACCTCCTCGACAATCCCTTGCTGAAAGAGGCGTTACGGATTGAGCACGTTAAGCCACGTTTATTGGGGCATTGGGGGACAACCCCGGGCTTGAACTTCATCTACGCTCATCTCAATCGTATCATCCGAACTCGCGACATCGACATGATCTTCATTTGCGGTCCCGGACATGGCGGACCTGCGATGGTCGCGAACAGCTATTTGGAAGGAAGCTATTCCGAGATTTATCCAGATGTGCCGATGGATGACAATGGACTGAAGACGTTGGTTCGTCAGTTCTCATTCCCGGGCGGGATCCCGAGCCACGCAGCGCCGGACGTTCCAGGCTCGATCCATGAGGGAGGTGAACTTGGCTACGCCCTGTCGCATGCTTATGGAGCCGCCTTCGACAATCCTGATCTTGTCGTCGCATGTGTCATAGGCGACGGTGAAGCCGAAACCGGTCCGCTGGCTGCCGCATGGCATTCAAACAAGTTTCTGAACCCTAGTCGCGACGGTGCGGTTCTGCCGATTCTCCACCTCAACGGCTACAAGATCGCTAACCCGACGATCCTTGCTCGCATCCCCAAACCAGAACTACGAAGCCTCCTGCGCGGCTATGGTCACGAGCCGATTTTCGTCGAGGGCTCTGATCCTGCACGAATGCACCGCAAGATGGCGGCCGCAGTGGAGGAAGCGTTCGATCGAATTCGGAGCATTCAGGACTACGACAAGGAACACGAGAGAGGAGAGCGGCCGACTTGGCCAATGATCGTTCTGCGGAGCCCGAAAGGATGGACTGGACCAAAGGTCGTTGACGGACTGAAGACAGAAGGCTCCTGGCGATCACACCAGGTTCCGCTCGCAGGTCTGGAGAAATCACCAGAGCACCTCAGGATGCTCGAAGCATGGCTTCGGAGCTATCGGCCGAAAGAGCTATTCGATGAGCGTGGGTCTCCGGTTGCGGCAGTGCGATCCGCGGCCCCTTCGGGATCGCGTCGAATGGGCTCGAACCCTCATGCCAACGGTGGCCTCCTCAGGCGTCCGCTCGATCTGCCACCCGCGCGTGAATTCGAAGTAGCTTGTTCTTCACCGGGCTCGGCCGTTGCGGAACCGACGAAGGTGCTGGGTCAGCTTTTGGCTGAGGTCGCCCGCAACGAAAAAAACAAGAACATTTTTCGACTCGTAGGCCCTGACGAGACCTCTTCCAATCGTCTAGACGCGGTCATCGAGGCTACCAATCGCAGCTGGGTGGCCGAGTTGCTGCCCGACGATACGACTCTTTCGAGAGATGGGCGCGTGCTTGAAATCCTGTCCGAGCACACCTGCCAAGGATGGCTTGAAGGGTATCTGCTGACAGGTCGCCACGGCTTATTCTCGTGTTACGAGGCGTTCATTCACATCGTCGACTCGATGTTCAACCAGCACGCCAAGTGGCTCGATGCCAGTCGAAGGCTACCGTGGCGGAAGCCGGTGGCGTCGCTGAACTATCTGCTGACAAGTCACGTCTGGCGACAGGATCACAACGGCTTCAGCCATCAGGATCCGGGCTTCATCGATGTTGCGCTGAATAAGAAGGCTGACATCGTTCGAGTATATTTGCCGCCGGACGCCAACACGCTGCTCGCGACTGCTCACCACGTACTTGGTACATGGAATCGGATCAACATCATCGTTGCAGGCAAGCAGCCGGGGCTGCAATGGCTCGACTACAATGAAGCGGAAGCGCACTGCAAACGCGGTATCGGAAAATGGGCTTGGGCATCTAACGAACAGAATGGGGAACCAGACATTGTTTTGGCCGGCGCGGGGGATGTGCCAACACTAGAAGTAATTGCGGCCATCGCCATCCTTAAAGAGCATCTGCCCGAACTGAAAATCAGGATGTTGAACGTCGTCGATCTGATGACCTTGCAGCCGAATACGGTGCACCCGCATGGCCTCTCCGACCCCGACTTCGATCAGCTGTTCACTGCAAGTCGCCCGGTCGTATTTGCCTATCACGGCTATCCTGCAACGATTCATCGGTTGACCTACAGGCGCGCCAACCATGCGAATTTCCATGTCAGAGGGTTCATCGAAGAGGGCACAACCACCACCCCGTTCGATATGACAGTCTTGAACCGTCTGGATCGATTCCATCTGGTTTGCGACGTCTTGAAATATTTGCAGCTATCGAACTCGGCGTCACAGTCCCTTCGCGACCTTATGAAGAAAATGCTGGAGGAACATCATCGACACATCCGCATCACGGGACAGGATCTGCCCGAGGTGCGCGATTGGCGGTGGGCACCCTTGTAAGCGGAGAAGCGCACTCACCGGAACAATGAGACGACCCAAGTTACGATCTTGCCGGCGAACAAGGAAACAACCCACCCGAGCGCGGTAATGATGCTGGTGCCAAGCGCAAAGGCTCCGGCGATCTTCCAGCGCGTCACTGCGTAGCCGGCAACGATCGGCTCCATCGTCGCAACGGTCCTTCCAAGCGGCTTCATGTCGGCCTCGATCTTCTCGACGCGCTGGCTGATGCTTTCGAGCTTTTCGCGGTTTTCGCGGTGCTGCTCCGCAGCCGAGCGGCGCACGTCCGCGACCGATGCGGAAAGATTGCGCACCTCGGCCTCGATGTTGCCGATGACTCGGCTGATCTCGTCCAGTCTATTCGGCATTTAATGGGGATTCCCGGTTGGGGAAAGCAGTGCCGCTACCGGCGCAGGATGCGCGCGACCTTTTCGATGGATCGACCACCGACATACGCGGTCAGGATCGTGCCGACCCAATCCGCGATCATTCCGGTGATGGGATCGGTGGTGCCCAGGCCCAGCACCTTGTCCCAGACGATCACCTTCCAGAGATAGATGATGATGGGCAACGCGAGCAGCGGACGGATGATCGCCGTGTACCAGCGTCCCTGCTCGGCGATGATGATGGCGGAAGCTTGCTTGCGAGCTTCAATTTCGGCTGCGATCTCCTTCGCCGCGAGATCGGCTGCGATCCGATCCTGCGTGTTCGCGGCGTCGAGTTTTGTCTTGTAGGCGTTGATCAGGCCGGTGATCACCGGGCCGCCAATGAGGCTCGCGAGCCAAGTCCACATGGCTAGCCCTCCTGGGCCGACGCAGGATCCTCGACGAGTTCAGCCTTGTGTCGCTTGTCCGCGAGGTTGCGCAGGAACTGGAAGAGCGCCGTCACAGTGATCAGGACCAGCGGCCATGCCCAGGACGGCACCTGCGCGGCGATCGAGCTCACGTCGACGCCGCTCGCGATCGGAGCGATGAAGTCGTATCCGCTCACCGCGACGCTCGCCGCGACCACGATAGCGGACGAGAGCTTCTGCTTGATGCCGGCGAACTTCTCGCGCACGGCGGTGAAGAGGCTCTCCTCCTGCTCATAAAGTTCGCGGAGGGCAGGCCGCGATTTCAGGACGGGGCGAATCCAGAACCAGTAGACCGCGACGAAGGTCGCGGCCGCGAGAACGAACATCAGCATTGTATACTCCTTTGATCAGGCTGCGATGGGCACGAGGTTCGGCGTCGGCGCTTCCTGACGCCGCGCGTGCCAGCGGTTCAGCGCGTAGACGGCACCACCGATCGCTCCGGCGCCGACGAGAGTGATTCCGACGGTCTCCAAAGGATGCGCGACCACCCAGTCCCAGAAGCCGGCGCCACCGGCAGCACCGCCGGCGGGCACGCCCTTGGTGATGATTTCCTTCGCCGCCTTGGGGGGCGGCACGATGCCCTTGGCCGGCAACTCGAGCTTCGTCGGAGGCGGCAGCACCAGATCGCGCTTCGCCTTCGGCGCGGGCTCGACTACTGGAAGCGTGGTGAACCCGAGCTGCGTCGGCTGCGGGCAGTCCTTCGGCCAGGTGCAGGCAGTGACGACCGAAGGATCGAAGATCTCGTCGCACACCATGTCGCGCTGGTTGCCGCCGCGGCCGACGAGGCGGCCATCCCTTGTGCGACCGACGACGAGGAAAACGTGGCCGCCCCCGTCGCGTGTCTTTGTCGCGATAGCGCCAACGGCCGCCCCTTTGAGCCGCGCGCCGTAGCGCGCGAAGTCGAGCGCCCACAGGCTGTCGTTTCCAGGAAGCCCGGAAGCGATGAGTGTGTAATTGACTGTGAGCGCGCACCACGGAATCGAGTCATGCTTGTAGGTGCGAGCGATGTTGCCGCCGCAGGCCCTGGCCATGGCGACAATGGCCGGGTTGTCCGCGGATCCGGGAAACTCATAGAGGCCGAGGATTGCGTTCATACGCGCGAGCCAGGGCGGCATGCCGGCAAGGGGCGCCGGCGCGGGACTGGGCGTGACCCGCTGTGCCGCGCCGGCCATGGCGAGTGAGACGGTCCTGACCTCGGCGACTCGCCTGGCCCAGCCGCGGCCGAATACCGGCCAGGTCCGCAAAGATTTCAGAAAGGCGAGACGCTCGTCGCAGATCGCGGCGACCAGCACCTTGGGATCCCGCACGTGCGTGTAGGCGAGGACCTGGTCGGTGACGGCGCTACTATCGGCCGGCAGCCCGACGACGCGGCGCAGCACCTTGCCGCTGCGGCCGACCCCGCTGTTCACACCGTAGTCGAAGACACTGTAATCGACCCCGGCTGGAAGTTCGTCGCAACGCTGTGCGTCCCAGTAGCGCTTGCGGTAGACCGCCTTCGCCTGGTCGACCGACACGGAGCGAACGTCGGCCGCGGTGGCGTCGGGCTTGATGTACTTGCGGAAGTCCGCAAGCGTGATGCCGAAGTTGGTCGGGCCGCCGGGATCGGAAGGGTGATTGGTGTAGCCGCCCTCGTGCGCGAGCAGGCGCCGCAGCGCCTCGTCATAGGTCGAAACCGCCATTCAAGGTCTCCAAAATGAAAAAGCCGCCCGGAGGCGGCTGTCGGCATGATGGTGGTGGCAGGGATCAGGGCACGTAGTGGCCCCAGAAGTGCGACTGGTCGCTCTCGATGTAGCCGTCGTTGGTCGCAAAATGGACGCGCACGTCGATCACGTCGTTCGCCGCCAGCGGAGTCAGTACCGAAAGATTGTAGGTCGTGACATCGTCCACCGGCGCGCCCGAGACCGCCCGTCCGCGCCCGAGCTCGGTGCCATTCTTGTAGAACGTCGCGATCACCTTCGTCGGAACCGTAGCGTTCGCTTTGAACCGCAATGAGAAACCGAACACGTAGTTTCCGGCGAACGGCGCCGTGAAATTGTTGTTGCTGCCGTTGAAGGCATTCTGATCGTTGGAGTCGGCATTGTTGAACTGGACCTTGGTCCAGGTGTTGGCTGCGATGTAGTTGTCGAAATTGGTGTAGGCGGAGAACTTCGGCGCGAGCGGCAGCTTGAGACGACCGGTGCTCCGATCGACTACGAAGCCTGTGAAGTAGTTCGAACCGTCCGGCGAGACCTTGACGGTGAAGTCATCGTCGCCAAGCAGCCCGAATAGCGTGCGCGCCGAATAGTTGGTTTGGAACGTGAGTGCGACATCGTCGCCGGCCGCCGCCTTGTTGAAGGTGAAGCGGACATCATCCGTCTCCCGGTCGAACAGGAAGGCGGTGCCCTTGACGATCAGGGCATTGTTGGCGTCGGCGGTTGCGCCGCCGAGGCCGACGTGTCCGGTGTCCTTGTCGATCGATAGGGCGAGATAGAAGGTCGAGCCGTCAGGCGAGACCTTGATGGTAAAGTCGTCATCGGCGAGCAGCCCGAGCAGCGCGCGTGTGCTGAAGGCATCCTGGAACGTGAAGCCCGCGTCCTTTGCCGCTGCGCTCTTGTTGAGGGCGACGTGCATATGGCCGGTACCCGGCGTCACGTCGTCGTGGCTGAGCAGCACGCCGTCGGACTTCACCGCCAGGCGGTTGGTTGCGTCTGCGGTCGTGCGGATGCCGAGCAGCGCCAGGTTCTGGATGGCCGAGACCGCGGACAGCGCATCGACCCAAGCCGAGCCGTTCCACGCGAGCAGAGCCGCCTCGTCGACCACCCAGGCGAGCCAGCCGATGCCGGGAACGAAGAATCGCCACGCGCCATCGAGCCAGGCGGCGATGTGGTTGGCATGCCCGGCCCAGGCGCCGGTCGGGCTCGCGGCCACGATATAGCGCGCGCTCTCTGCCGGCGAGCCGGGCGGCGCGGCGAGGCTGCGGTCGAGCACCGCAAGCTGCACGAGTGCATCGAGGTCGAACAATGCCTCATTGATGGTGACGTGCTTCTGCGCCTGGTCCGCCGCGAGCTGCGGCAGGCCCAAGTTAGGGGTCGGCATGGATAGTCCTCAGAGAGTGGAAAGAATTTCGGCCTGCATGCCGCGGCCATAGGCACGCGAGATCTGGGCGACCCGCCAGGCAAGCGAGGCCGGCGGCGCGCCGAAGTCGGCCGTCTGCTGGGCGGCGGTGTAGAGCGCGCCTTGGCTCGTGACGCGATTGGTCCGCACGACATTCGCGCCGTCCAGGATCAGGACGTCGTACTCTTCGGTCTCCTCGCCGAGCGGCACCTCGTTAAGCCAGGAGTCGCCGCCGACGCGCGTGCGCCGAGTCCATGACAGCTGGACATCGCCGGATGACGGATCGCGGACCGCCTTGAGGTGCACCGGCGCGAACGGCCGGAGGCCGTTGCCGGTATTGGTGAACACGATCTCGCCCGAGAGGTCGCCGCTCGGACCCTGCGGCACCGGCGCGTAGCGCCAGGCGATCTCGATCCCGATGCGCGAGACCGAAAAGTTCGGCCGCGGCTGGCGCGCCGGGTCGAGCATGATGAACCGGCTGCCCGGCGGGTGGGCCGCGATCTCGTGCTCGGTGCCGCGCTGGCCCCGCAACAGGCGACTCAGCCGGTAGCGGCCCTCGGCAATGAGCTCGGCATTGGCGAACTGGATGACCTCGTCGCCGACGAGAGCGGCGTTGCCGCCCGCGAGCACCCGTTCGTCGGCAAGGCATTGCAGCGAACCAAAGTCGAGTTGCACTTCAACCGTGTTGACGCGGTCCCCCCGCCAAGCCGGGCCGGCTGCAAGCTCGGTGACCGTCTCGCCCAGGACTGACGGCAGCCCGGCGACGGCCGCGACCACGTAGTCCAGTGCATCGGCAGTCGGCTGGAACAGCGTCGCGCCACGAAAACGGCCGGTGCCGACCGGGCAGGCCGCCACATAGAAGCTCGGCGCCGAGGCATCATGGCTGTCTGTCATAATCGGCATGTCGAGGAGCTCGACCCGCACCGGCGCGACCGGCTCGGGCACCGATGGCGGAAGCCCGCCGCTGCCGGTCGGCGCGGTGTAGAACTCCGGGATGCCGCCATCAGTGGCGACGCCGCGCAGGAGCACGAGCCCGGGCTTGCCGTAGGTCACGGCCGTGAGGCGGATGCGCCGCCACACCCCATCGATTGGAACTTCCACCGTATCGGTCGGATCGAGCCTGATGGCGCGAGTCGGCAACCGCAGGTCGACCGCCTCGCGGCCCTGCCACATCTCGCGCAGCGCCCGTTGCCCAATCGCCTGGGCCTGTTCGACCGTGAGCACGATCGGAAAGCTCAGAGTGTTCACGCTTTCCGATTGACCGACCTGCTTGCGCACCGTGACGGTCGAGGACTGGTAGTCGCGGCCTTCATCGATGTGGACCACGTCGACCGCGATCGGAAGCTCCGTGTCCTGGGTGCGCTCGACCTTGACGCGCGAGCGGTCGCTGTCGTTCTCGCTGGCACCGAGGTCGTTCGGATCAAGAGTGATGGGCGCGCCTGCGCCGCGCTTGACGAACACGAGCATGCCGTCGCGCTCGACCGCATCGAAGAAGTACGCCGTCTGCAGGACCGCGATCATGTCGCGCACCGGCTTGCGCTCGGTCACAACGTAGCCGACGACCTCGTCGTCCAGCGCCGTCACGTCGAACTCGTTCTCGGCAAGTCCCACCCGCAGGCACAAGTCCCGGACGATCTCGGCGAGCTGCATGTTGCCGATCTTTCCCTCGATCCAATGGCCGAGACGAAAATTCTCGCCGTCCGACCAGACGTTGGTGAGTGCCGGGAAGAACGGGTACGGGCGGGCGTCCCAACACCAGACGAACCGGCGATCGACCATGGGGCCGCCGTACACCGGCGAGGACGGGTTGTTGGCCGGCTCGTTCCAGAACTCCTCGGTCGCCTCGATCGCGGCGCGCTGTACCACGCGGTCGACCGCGCGGTTGGAGTAGTAGGGCGCGAAGCTCTCGATCGACTTCGGATCGATGAACACGTTCGGCTGGTTGGTCGCGCAGTTCACGGTGGGGAAGCCGTATTCGGTGAACCAGATCGGCTTTCCGCGCGGCACCCAGGCCGTGGCGGGCCCGCTCGGCACGCCGGCAATGCGAGGGACGTGCTGGTTCTCCCACCAGTAGCGGATGTCCTTGATGGCCCAGAATGGATCGTCGATCGGGGAGCGCTGCGGGTCGAGGCCGCGGCGCTCGAGGTCGCGATCGGCCTGCGTGGCATAGAAGTAGTCGATCAGCTCGCCCGAGGCCCAGCCGGCGGCAACCTCGGCTTTGTCGTAAACTGCGCGTGGGACATCCGTGAGTGGGAAATACCCATCGATCCCGACTACGTCGATGTTCGGGTCGGCCCACACCGCATCCAGCGGGAAATCCACATTGGCATCACCGCGATCATGATAGCGGTACTCGGACCAGTCGGCCGCGTAGGTGATCACGCACTCCGATCCGAGGCGCGTCCTCGCCTCGGAGGCAATCTGCTGCCAGAACGGCACCGAAGGATAATTGCCGCTACCATCGCGGATGCGGTTGAGTACCACCATCTCGGAGCCGACGACGAAGCCGTCCACGCCGCCCGCATCCTCGGCAAGCGACATGCAGTGGCGGACGAAGCGCAGGTACCCGTCGCTGCGTTCGAAGAAGCCCGCTACATCGCCCGCTGCGCCGCCGATCCGGCCGCGCCACGGGAACGGCGACGGGTCGGGCGGCGGGATGTCCATCATCAGGAACGGGTACAGCATCACCTTGTAGCCAAGGCTGCGCAGATGCTGGATCGCCCGGATTACCGAGCCGTCATTGATGGTCCCTCCGTAATAGAGTCCCGGCGAGCCATCCGGGTTGGTGTACGAGGAAACGAGCGGCCATCCACCGCCCCCGCCGATGACCGGGCGGCTAATGCCCATGACCGACCAGAGATACGGCATCGTATCGGGCAACCGGTCCGGATAGATCGCGTACTCCGCCTCGGGCCGGATCGAGCAGGTCGCGACGTCCACAGATGTGCCGAACCAGGCGTAGACGACGCTGACCCACTCGACGTTCGGCACCTCGCGCTTGAGGTTCTCGATCGAGACCGCGAAGTCGGCAGCTTTTCGGCCGGCATTGCTGTTGATGTTTGAGTTGCGCACGCGGCTGCGTACGACATTCGGCTCGTAGGCCCATTCGCCGCTCGCCGGGATCAGGCAGACATTGCGGACGAGATGGCGGGCATCGGGCACATCCGCGCGCGAGCCGCGATAGACCTCGATCTCGAAGTTCGGGAAACGGTTGCCGTAGGGCGTGAGGTAGAGGTTTTCGAGAACGACGTAGGCTAGGCCCCGGAACGCCGGCGTGCGGTCGGCACCTTCGACCGCCTGGATCAGCGGGTCCGGTGATTGCGCCTCGTCTCCATAGTAGGCGCGGATTTCATCGACGTGCTCGGGATCGAGCGGCGTCTTGTCGAGCCAGATGCGATAAATCGAGGTGACCGGCGCCTCGCAGATCCCGAGCGCTACATCGGCATAGTAGTGGTAGCTCGTGCGCGTGATGGTCTGCGTGCCGCCGCCCCCGCCACCGCCCTTGCCGCCGCCTCCCACCGTCTCGGTGCGGACCACCTCGCGGATGCCGCGGACCCAGATGATGTTGGCGGGCACCCGCATCCGGCCCCAGACCACCGGCATGGTCTGGCCATAGGCCGACCCCGACAGGTTGAGCTCGGTGAGCTGCGCGCCTTCGACGGTCCGCCGGTCCTGCTGCGGTCCGAACAGCTCGCGGTCCAGGATGCCGCCGACATAGGCGCCGAACAGCGCGCCGAGCGACTGGCCGAGGCCGCCCGCGATCCCGCCGCCGAGCACGCCGCCGGCGAGCGTCAACACGAGCTGGGCCACGCTTCACGTCTCGACTTCGAAGGTGAGGTTCGGCAGGCGGTTCCCGAACGGCGTGATGTAGAGCCGCTCCATCACGACGTAGGCCAGCCCGCGATAAGCGGGCGTCCGGTCGACGCCCTCGACAGCCTGGATGAGCGGGTCTGGCGTCTGCGACTCGTTGCCGACGTACACTCGCATGTCGCCGACCTTGTCGTCCTCGAACGCGTTGCCGTCGGCGAACACGCGGTCCACGCCGGCGATCGGGCCGGCGCACAGGCCGACCGCGACATCGGCATAGTAGTGATAGCTGACATTGGTCACGGTCGTGCCGCCACCACCGCCGCCCTTGCCGCCGCCGCCGACGGTTTGCGTCTCGGTGCGGACCTCCTCATCGAAGCCGCGCATCCAGATGACGTTCGAGGCCATCCGCCCCTTGCCGTAGAGCAGCGGGATCACCGCGCCGTAACTCGACGACTGCACGCGCAGATCCTGCATGCGCGCGCCGTAGACGGTCTGGCTTGCGGTGCCGCCGAACAGCTGCTGGTCGACGATGCCGCCGACGTAACCGCCAACCAGCCCGCCGATCGCGCCGCCGAGTCCGGGCAGCAGCAGGTTACCCAGCACATAGCCGCCGACCGTGAGGACGATCTTGGCCACGCTCAGTCCTCGATGCCGGGCATGCGGAACGCGTGGCGGAGCTTTGCCCGCCACCAGGGCGAGAAGCCATGCTCGACCACCTTGCCGGCTTCGCGATAGCAGTGGATCAGGCCCCCGTCAGGAGCGACGTAGGCGCAGTGGTGCGCCGGTCCCTTGCCAGCGCCAAACAGCAGGATGTCGCCGGGTCTCGCATCGGCCGCGTCGATCTCTTCGGCGCGCGCCTTGAAGCCGAGATACATGCGCGGCTCGGCGCGATAGAGGTGCCAGGTCTCCGGATAGTCGAGCGGAATCGCGATGTCCCCGACAAACGGCTGGGCAACGCCGCGGATGAATCCTATGCAGTCGCAGCCGACTCCCTTGAGCGATGCCTGATGATGCCAGGGCGTGCCGAGCCAGCTCCGCGCCTCGGCGATGACTGCGTCGCGCGTGAACATCAGCTCTTGATCGGGTAGGAGAAGACCTTGTCGTTGCCGGGGATGTGCGGCTCGCCGCGGAAGTTGAGGATGTTGCCGAAGCGGGCGTGACAGGTCTCCGGAGTCTTGTCGCAGCCGGCGACAAGGCGGACCTGGTCGCCGGCGACGATCGGGCGTGGCATCGGCGTGAACAGCTGGATCGATTGTCCAATGTGCTGGAGCACTTCGGTCGCCGCACCGGCGTTCGCGCCGGTCAGGAAGGTGCAGACGCCGAAGGTGTAGAATCCCGTCGGCCGCGCCGTCGGGACGGTGAAGGTGTCGCCGCTCGACACCGCCGAGATCGCAAGCTCGTCGGTCAGCGGCCCGAGCACGACCTTGCACTCGGCGCTACCGAGATCGGTGCGGCAGAGCCGCGAATAGAGCTTGCCGGCGACCTGTTGAAGGCGGTTTGCGATGCCGCGGATTTCGGCGGAGAAGCGATTGTCGGCGCGCTTGACTTCGCCAAGGGAGCCGCGGCGAAGGAGCACGCGGCCTTGCGACAGGTCGGCCCAGTTGACGAGGAAGATATCGATCTTCGCGCCATCGAACAGGCCGGCGGACAGGTCCTCGGCCTTGAGCGCGTCGTCGTCGAGAAACCCGTCGACATCGAGGTTATCGACCGAGAGGTCGGCGCCCGACTTGATCGCGCTGGGAAGGAATCCGGTTGCGGCGACGTAGGTCAGGCCATCGATAACAAGCGGCTGGTCATGGTCGGTGAAGCCGCGCACCCAACCGTCGGTCCGTTCCAGCCGCCAGCAGGTCGCAAGCGTCGTCACCTCGGCTGCAATGTGCGCGGCGAGCTCGGCGGACATGGTCTTCATGGTCAGGACCGGATTTCGATCAAAGCGATCGAGGAGACTTGCTGGATGTGGTAGGCGACTGCCACCACCGGCAGGTGATCGGTGTCGAAGCGCACCGGCACGTCGAACAGGAAGTCGGCATAGGGCTGTGCCGCGGGCGCCGATGTGAAGGTGACAAGCCCGGTTAGGTGGTCGACATCGACCGATACCGGGTTGCCGCTGACGCGAACGACGACGGTGCCGGCCTCGGGCTTGGTGATCACGCGTTGCTCCGCGGAGGGCCCGGAGGCGTACTGTTTCGTCAGCTGCCACACCAGCGGATCGGCCGTCGCCGCGAGCGGCTGCGCCTCCGCTTCAAAGTCATTCCAGTCCCGGAAGCGGAAGCTATAGGCGCGACCTTTGCGGGCGCGGAAAAACGCGATCACCTCGGCCATCTGCTCGCGGGTGCGGATGCCGGTCGAGATGTCGTACTTGGCGCGCGCCGCCGACCAGTTCACGTTGCGCTGCTCGAAGCCGGACGCGACCGCGATGATGTCGGTTGAGAACTCCGGCCCGCCAGTCGCCCCGCGCGCCACTGCGTCGGGAAACCGCACATCATGGAATCCGGTCACAGGTTGCGCTCCGCCCGCCGCAGCGCGGCCGCCATGTCGGCGGTGATCTGGCTTTGCGCCCGCCGGAACGAGGCCGCGTCCGGCGTCGTGACCGCGAAGTTGAGCACGATCGGCGCCGCCTTCGTGCCGCGCTCGTAGGACGCGGCCTCGGCGCGGTTGAGCACGCGCTCGCCGCGCTGGAGGATTGCCGGCACTTCGTCGGGCGAAAGGAACGCGCCGTCATGCAGGCGCGGCGCATTGCGGAAGACCTGTGCGGGCGCCCAGTGCGGTGTCCCGCCCACCCCGACGACACCGCCCTCGTGGAACTTGAAGCCGAACAAGCCTCCAAAGAGGCCGCCGACGTTGTTAAGCGTCGTGAGGTTCGTTCCGAACAGGAAGTTCTTGAGCGGGTTGAGGACGGCGAGCTTGAGGATTTCCTTCTCGATATCGGCGAGCGCCGCGCGCCCCGCATCCGCCCAGGACTTCCAGTCGGTCTTTCCTTGCGCGATCAGGGTCGCAAAGTGGTTGAAGGTCGTGTCGGTGATGCCCTGCAGCGCCTGCATTGCGCCGTTAGAGCGGGCGAGCTCCTGGTTGAGCCGCTCGATATAGGCCGCATTGGCGAGGATCGCCTGGCCTTCGGCGCTGGCGAGATCGATGCCCTTCTGCCGTAGCTGCTGCTCGGCCTGCAGCTGCGCGATGATGATCGCCCGCTGCGACTCGCCCTGGCCGGTCAGTTCGATCTGCTTCTGCAGCAGCTCGACCTGGTTCTTCTGACCCTCGATCGTCTGCAGCGCCGCGGCGCGCGCCTGCTCGCCGTGCAGCCGCGCATAGGCTCCGCGCAGCGCATCAATGACGCGCGCGAGCGTGCCCTTTGCGTTTCCCTCGGCAAGCGCCTGCGCAATGATGAGCGGCCGGAGCGCCTGCTCGACCTGCATCAGGCGCTGCGCCTGCTCGCTTGAGATCGTGCCGGCCGCAACGGCATCATTAAGCTTGCGCTGCGCAGCGGCTTCAGCGGTTAGATCGGTGGCGGACTTCGCCGACTGCGCGGCTTGCTCAGCGATCTGCTCGCGGAGGAGTTCGCGCGCGCGGGTCTCGACATCGACGCCGTTCTGCACGGCCTCGGTCAGCGCCTTGCGGCGGACCTCCGCCTGCTGGGCCGCCGCCGCGCCTTTGAGCCACGCATCGGCCAGGCCGAGCGTCGCCTTGGTATTGACCTCGACGACGCGCGACTGGTCGATGTGCGCCTGCGTCGCCTCGGCGCGCGCCTTGGTGCCGGCCCGCGTGATGTCGGCTTCGGCAATGGCAACCGGGATCGCCTGTCCGGCAAGCTCAAGCCGTCTTCGCTCCTCGGCGATGGCAGCCTTCTGCGCCGGGGTCTTGGCCTGGAGGGCCTGGATTTCGAGTTCGTCGAGGCGGCGGGCCTTCTCGGCTGGGTCGAGCCAAGTGCGGATCGCGCGGGTGACCGCGTCATAGGCGGTCTCGACCTGCTTGAGGTCGGCAACCTTCTGTCGAATGAGCGGGTCGTCGAGCGCGGAACGAAGCTGCGCCTGGCGGGCCTTGAGCGTCTGCAGCTCTTCGAACCCCGGCGTGAGGTCGCGGGCAACCGTGCCAGCGCGGACGGAAAGCTCGTTGGCTTTCGCTTCCTTCGCCCGGACTTCGATGTTGGCGAGCTTCGCCTCGATCTTGGCGATCTCGGCATCAACCTCGGCCAGCATCCGCGTGTTGAAGTTGCGGGCCTGGGCGGCAAAGCGGGTCGGCGGGTTCTCGATCAGCGCCTGCAGGCGCGCGCGTTCCTGCTGGAGCTCCTTGAGCCGCTGTTCGATCGGGGCGCCATCGAGCACGCGCGAGATCGCGCGGCCCATGGCGTCGTAGGCGTTCGACGCCATCCGCCCGACGAAGTCCCACGCGCGCCCAAGCGCGGTGGCTGCTTCCGCCGCGTTGACGAGGCTGCCCTTGAGCGCGTCGAGCATGACGCGCTGGGCTCCCGTGCGATCGTTGTGGTCGGCGAGCGTGCGGACATACTGCCGCGTCCGGTCGTCCAGAAAATTGAGCTTGTCATTGAGCGCATCCGCGCCCCGGATCGGGTCGGCGAAAGCACCAGCCAGCTCCTTGGTGGCTGCGCTAACGTCCGTTCCCGTGGTCGCTGCGTAGTTCTTGACGACCTTGATCAGGCCTTCGAAGTTCGAGACCGCGATCTTGCCGGTCCGCAGGAACGCGGCCTCCATCTCGCGCGCGGCCGCAACCGAAACGCTGCCGGCGGACGCCGACTGCTCCGCGATGCGCTCGATCTGGCTGACAGTCGCGCCCGCAGCCCGGCCGGTGCCGGCAAGCGCAACCTCGAGCTCCTTCTGCGACTCGATATATCGGTAGTAGGAATAGCCGACCGCGGCGCCAAGCGCCGCGATGCCGACCACGACCGCGGTCGTGGGCGTGATCAGGCTGGTGAGGCCCTGCCAAACCCCGCGCAGGATGCCGCTCACGCCTGCGCCCGGGCCGAAGATCTGGGCGATCTGCGAGCCCTGCTGCATCAGCACCATCAGCGGGCGCTGGCCGCTCGCGAGCGAGACGACGACGTCGTTGAGCTGGTAGCTGAGATTGACGAGCTGATTGGATGTCAGCTTGCCCGTCGTGCCGATCGCTCCAAGCGCCCTCGCCGTGCCGTCGAAGCGGGCTTGCGCCAAGCCGTGCGCGGCCGCTTGTTCCGCGGCGGTGATCGCGCCGGCCTTAAAGAGGCTGTTCGCTTCTGCGATCTCGGCATTGAGCCTGGCTTGCGCAGTGCCGAGCGGATCGATCTGCGCGCGGAGCGCCGCGGTGCGAGCAGCGAGGTCTTCGGCGGCCTTGGCCGACTCTTCGAAGACGGCCGCGGACTCGCGCGCGGACTTCGGCGCCGTGCCGACGCCGAGGACCGAATTGAAGTTGCGCTGCGCCTGGTCGGCAGCGCCAGCTTGCCGTGCCGCCTCCGCCAGGCGCTGCAGACGCTGGGCCTGCCGGTCGGTGGCGGCGCCCGTAGCGTCCATGCTGGACGCGACGCCACGAAACGCATCCTGCCCTGCCTTGCCGACTTCATCGAATGCGCGCTTGACCTCCGCCTTGCCCTCGACGCCGAGGCGGATCGAGACCTGGGTGGTGCTCATTCAGTCTGAGTCCCGGGCGTAGGCGCGGACGATGATCGGTTCGATCTCGGGGAGGATGTCGACCAGGAGCGAGTTGAGCGCGCCCATGGCGTCGGCGAGCAGCAGCACCGCGCCGAAATCGAGCGCGTAGACGCCGCCCATGACGGCGCGGACCTGCCCGGCCGCGCGCTTGAGAACGCCCCAGGCAACAATGCCCTCGGCCGTCGTCGGGGCGTGTTCCTGGTAGGGGCACGCTGGGCAGGTTTCGGAGCACGCGGCGCAATAGCCTTCGCCCCCGCCGAAGTGCCATTCGGCAAGAGCGATCAGACGTTTTTTTCCGCGTCCTGGATGATGGCCGGCCCGACATAGAGGCGATCGATCGCATCGAACATCGGCCACAGTTCGAGCGCCGCGTCGATCGTCTCCTTCGAGGGCTCGACTGGATTTCCGTCGGCATCGCCGATCCCCTCCCAGGCGGCAATGCCGGAATGTGCCAGCGACCGTGTGAAGGCGACGCCCGCCTTCACCATGGCGTCATCGCCGCCCGCGCGCAGCACGTCGGCCGCAGCGGTGCGCGCCAGCAGGATGGCGGCGACCGACACCGGCCGGAACTGCACCCGGACGCCGGGCAGCATGTCGAGCCAGAACGGCTCGCGATCGAAGGCGAGTTTGAGCATCGGAACCTCTTGGAGTGAAGCGCGAAATCCCGAACGGAGCGCAATCGCTCATGGGATCGAGCCAGTGGATCAGTAGGCAGTGATGTCGTTGGTGAGGACGGCGGTCAGCGTCTTCTGAAGCGTAGGGTCTTCGGCCGCCTGGAAGGCGAACGCCGCCTGGATGCCACCAGGCCCGGTAATCGGCTGCTTCGGCTTCGGCAGGTAGACCTCGTGCACGGTGAACAGGAGCGATTTGTTGGCGTTGATCGCCCAGCCGAACGACAGTTCGCATGCAGTGCCGGCCACCGCCTGATCGAGCAGCACGGTATCGGCGAAGCGGATGTTCACGGTGCCCGACACGCCGACCATCGCCGGATCGGCGTCCTCGATCCGGCCGTCCGGCCGGATGACCTCGACCTTGTCGAGGTTGTTCGAGTACATGAGCTCCGCCGAGACGATTTGCCCGAGCGACGTGCCGTTGCGCTTGATCTCGCCCATGAACTGCGAGAAGCGCTCGATCACGGCTTCACTCGGAGAGCCGGCACCAGACACCGCCGCCTTGGTCTCGCCCTGCGCGATCAGGCTCATGGTGGCGTTGAGGAGCCCCGAGCGCTGCAGCTGGATTTTCATTGAGTTGGCGCGGACGCCGAAGTTCATCCCGTAGCTCGGGACCTCCGGCATGCCGATCTCGATCGCCATGGACGGCAGGGTGAGCGCGCCCGACACGAACGTGTGGGTGAAGACCCCGGTGTTGTCGACCGACGTCGGGGCTCCCAGGAGGAGCTTCAGCCAATAGCCGAAGTTCCGCAGATCGACAGGGACAACGGCGTCCCCCTCGTTGTTGACGACGTCCCGGCTCGGCGGCAACGGCTCGCGGCCATAGCCGAGGAGGTCGCTCGCGATCAGGTTCTGCTCGTCGCCAAGCGCCGAGGAGACGAATGGGAGCTTCTTGTAGCCGGCCACCGGCGGCATACCGTACGTGGTCTCGAATGCGGCAGCCATGACGGCGTTGGCGCCGCGCGCGCGTGCCATGGGACTCTCCCAAGTTTGATGGAATTCAGTTCAGTGGATCGGTCGTGCCGTAGACCGCAACGATCGAAGGATCAGCCCAGCGGCCGGCGCGAGCGCCTGCGGTCTCGACATCGTCGGTTGACGGAGCCTCGGCTTCGATGAAATCGCAGAGGCCGCCGAGCGTGCGGTCCGCGACCACGGCGGCACCGATCGCTCCGAGCATGGCGTCGAGCACCTGCTCGCGGGTTTGGCTTGACGTTTCATAGGCCGCGATCTCGATCGGGACGCGGTGCGTAAAGACGTAGGTGAGCGGCGATAGAATGACTTCCGGCTCGCCCGGATCGCCGTCCCGGATGATGGCGAGGCCACCCGGCGCAATGCGCTCAGGCTTGGCCAGGTTGCGCTTCACGTCGGCATCGGGCAGCGCCGCGGCAACGAGAGCCTTGATCGCGTCCAGCACCTGTTCTCGCCGGCTCGTCATAGCGCGGTTGCCACCAGCACGAACGCGACGACGGAGAACGACAGGACGGCAATCCAAATTGCGAGCTCGTTGCCTTCCACGATTATCTCCAGCGACTTGCGATGAGGCCCGGGACGCGATCGGCCCAGCGCTGTGCGGCGCTGCCGATGTCGAACCGTTTCCGAAGCGTGACCTGCGGCACCAGGATGAACACGACGACTGTCGAGCGGCCCTTCAACCGCGTGAATTGCGCGCCGCCGCGCGTGCGGCCGATGTTCGGCCGCGCCAGTCCTTTCTTGCTCAGCCGCGCGTTATCAGCGACGAGCAGCGAAGGGCGCCCGCGGCGATAGACGAAGCGGAGCCGCATTCCGGTGCGCCGCTCCCAGCCGCCCGGCGTGATCCGCTTCATGGCGCCGGTCGTACTGATGCCCTTCACCCCCGCGGCTGCCGTCGGGATCGCGAGCCAGAAGCCACGGCTGGATTGGATCGTCACGCCGCGGTCGAACGCGTCGACAATGTTCGGCGCCTTCGACCAGACGAACGAAGCCGCCTCGAGGCTCACCGCGCTTTCCGGATAGGTCTTCCCGCGCCAGGTGTTGGCGAGGCGTTGCCCGAGGCCGCCATCGACGACGTCGGCACGCAGGTCGGATTTCAAGCCCTCCGTCACCTCGCGCATGGCGCCGGTGACGGAACGCGCCGCGTCGGTTTCTGCCTCGGCCAGGCCTTTGACGAGGTCGTCGGTCTTCAGCGTGAAGCGCATCGGATCAGGGCGGTGGTGCGGCCTCGCAGGTCCAGACCAGGCCGAGGCTGTCCGCGACCGGAGTGGCGAGGACCTCGAACAGCATGCCGTCGATTTCGACCGTGTCGCCGCTGACTGGGTTTGGGATTTCCGACCGGCGCACGTCGATCAGCACCGTCGGCAGGATGGCGCGGCTGTCGCCGAAACCGGCGGCCTGGTCGGGCCTCTTGGTGATGACGCGGATCACGACGCCATCGCCCGCACCGCCCGCGCGCCAGAGCGCGTTGCGGGCGATGTTCGGGTCGGCGAACAGCGCGTCGGTCGCAGCCGCAAACGCATCCATCATGCGGCTCAGTTGCTGCTCAGGATTTTCACCGCGAGGCGAGGCCGCTTGTTCACCGGCAGGGGCGAGGCCTCGGTCTTGACATCGATAGCGCTGCCATCGGGCCGTGCAATCTGGCGGGCATAGATCGGCAGCCCCATGGTGTTGACGGTCTCGATCAGGTTTGCAGGCGCCCCGTAGGTGACGAAGGTGTCCATGGTGCCGAGGGGGAACGCGATGCCCTCGTTCGCCGGAACCAGCGTCTCGGTCGCGCCGGTCGAGAGCGTGACCGTTGCGTTGTATTCCTCGAACACGATGCCGGAGAACGGAAAGCGGCGGCGGGTGTCCTCGCGCAGCGGCTGCGCGCCGGTCGAAGAGAAATACTTGTAGGCCTCCTCGACCTTGGAGTGCCCGATGAGCTTGTCGAAGAAGCCGGGGCTGACCAACGCGAGCACGCCGTTCATGGTCTCGCCCTTAAGCTCGGTCTCGACGTTGCGCAGGACCTCGCGACACTTGCCCTGGACGTTCGTGCCGGCGGTCCCGAGCACGAAATCGACCGACTGCTGGACCAGGCCGAACTCGTCGAAGTAGTCGTAGAGCGCGACGCCTGCGCCGTCCTTGACGATGCCACGGAGCGCGTTGATCTCCATGTATTCCCGCGTCTGCGCGTGCTTGGCGCGCATGCGGGTGAGCTTGCGTTCCATGACGGTTGCGAGCGGGTCGGCCGCGTCGGCCACCCCGAAGCCTCGGACGCCCTGGATGTCCTGCGGCGTGATGACGTCGTCGTGTGGAATCCACGGCACCGTAAAGGAGCGCATCGAGCGCGTGTCGCGATTGGCGACGGTGGCAGGCCCGCCGAGCGGGACGGTTGGCAGCAGGTTGAGCACGCCTTCGGCCTGCTCGATGATGACGCTGCGCTGGGTCACCCCTTCGAAGCGGAACAGGCCCATCTCGCCGAGCCGAGTGTAGATGTTCGGCAGGATGTTGATGGCGGTGGTCATCTCGGCGAGCGTGTAGCCGCCCGCGTCGAAGGGATTGATTATCGGGGCCATTCTTTTGGGTCTCCTCAAAATGGTTCTGGCCCCGACAGAAATCCGTCGAGGCCCGGTTGCGGTCAGCGAGTGGCGTGGGATCAGGCAGTGTCGCGGGCGACGATGCCGGCCGCGGCGAGCTGGACGTGCTTGGCGGTTTTCTCGGCCGCTTGGTCGACGGACGCGTCGAAGACGAGCGCCGCCTTGGACACGATCGCGGGCCCGCGCGCGACGACGAGGCCAGTCTTGTCGGCCGCGGTCGCATCGACCGCCTCGATCAGGACCGCCACAGCCGTCTCGGCGCCCTCGTCACCCACGACCTGGGCGGCGGGCGAGAGCCGGTACTTGCCGGAAGCGGTGATCTTGCCGAGCACGGAACCGAGTGCGTAGTCCGTGCCGGATTTCAGCGTGATCGTTTCCCGGGTGTAGTTGCCGTTGAGCTCATACTTGAGCAGGTCGCCGAGCGTCGGCGCTTTGGTAAGAGTGGCCATGTCTGGAGCTCCTTATGGGAATCAACTGCGGGCCGCTGCGGCGCGCTCGCGCGCGCGCCGGACGATCGGGCTATCGCCGGCCGTCGGGGTGGAGGGCGCAGCGGCGATGACGCTGGTCGCCTCGGTGCGTGCCGCGAGCGTGTCGAGCACCGAGCGACGAAGCGCGTCCGCCGAAACGCCCTTAGCGACCGCATCCGCTGCGTCGACCGTCACCCCGAGCCGGGCCGCCTGAGCCGCGACGGCGGCAATCTCGGCGAATTCCGCGCGAAGCTTGTCCGCGGGCGCCGACGCTGGTTCCAGCGCAGGAGGCGTAGGATCAGGAACTGCCGCAGGTGCCGGCTGAGGCTCGACCGGCTGTTGCGGCGCGTTCGGCTCGTCTGGAATCTGTTCCGTTTCGTTCGTCGCCATGGACGGACTCCTCTTCTGTCTCGGTTTGGTGGATGGGCGCGCGGTCGCCGCGCGATCGAGTTCAGCGGCCATCTCGGCGATGGCAAGGTCGAGCGTGCCCAGGCGGTCGGCGAGGCCCGCGCGGATCGCGAGCTCGCCGCGATAGATCGCGGCTTTCGTCCCGCGCGCTGCTTCGCTTGTCAGCCCGCGGTTGACCGAAACCAGCGCGCAGAACTCGGAATAGAGGCGATCGACGTCCGCCTGAATTGTCGCTCGGGCGCGCTCGGAGAGCGGCTCGTGGGCATTGCCATCCACCTTCTGTGCGCCCGCGAACACGAAGGTCCAGGCCAGTCCCGCCTTGGCGTCTGCCCCGCTCTCGTCGACGTGGACCGCAACCACGCCGATGGAGCCAACCTCGCCCGTGCGCGTCACGTAGAGCTGATCGGCCGTGCTCGCGATGGCGTAAGCCGCGGATAGCGCGCATTCGTTAGCCACCGCCCAGAGCGGCTTGGCGCTCGCGTCACTGATCGCTTGAATCTGTTCGACCAGGTCGAACAGGCCGCCGACCTCTCCTCCGGGCGAATCCACATCGAGGACAACGCCGCGCACGCTGGGGTCGCTCATCGCGCCGGCAATCGCATCCGCGATCTCGCCGTAGGACACGAGGCCGCTTGCTGCGTCGAGATAGCTGGAGCGGCTCACCAGGGTGCCGATGACCGAGACCACCGCGATCCGCTCGACCGTCACGGAAACCATCGGTGCCGGATCGCTCTCGGCTTCGATCGGTTCTGCGGCACCTCCCGCGAGGCGCGGCGCCAGCACGCCGAGGATCACTTCGAGCTTGGCGCGGGCGATCATCAGCGGCGTCCCGAACACGCGGGCCGCAACGTGGGGAAGGTTCAACATTGTCCGGATGGTCAATCGTTGGCGGGTGGGTTGGTGGTATCAGCAGAGGAGACATCAGCCGGATCGCCTGGCGCCGGCTCGGCGCTTGACGGCGATATCGATCCGAAACTCAATCCCAATGACTTTTCGCGGGCCTTGTCGGCCGCGATCTCGGCATCGACCTGCTCGGCGTCGTAGCCGCGCTCGGCCAGCGCCTGCGTGCGGCTCTTTAAACCTGCGTCGATCTGCTCGATCTCGGCGCGAGCGTCTTTCAGCGGATCGACCCAATCCCACTTCGGCGGCAGCCATCCGCACGCCAGATACTCACGCCGGCGCTGGTCGTAGTCCGGCAGTGCGAGCGTGCCCGCAAGTACCGCGGTGTCCATCCAGCGTGCCCAGACCTGGCGGCACAGCTGCCAGACGATGACGGCATGCTGATAGGCTTCGATCCGCCGGCGGAATTCGAGCAGGGCCAGGCGCGAGTTCGAATAGTTCGCCTTGAGCATATCGTTGGAGAGATAGGCGTAAGGCACGCCAAGCGCGGCCGAGACCTGTAGCAATGTCCGGTACTGGAACGGCTCGTAGGTCTGGCCGACGTCGGCCGGCGCCGAAGTCTGCACCTCCTCGCCGGGCTCCAGCATGGTGATCTGGCCGGGCTGCAGGTCGATCGTGCGCTCGTCGTTCTGATCGCGCCCCTCCGCGGCATCGAGCGGTTCGGCCGGTGCCGGCGTCGTGATGAAGAGCGCGTGCATCGCCGCGACCTTCTTCCGGTCGAGTTCGGCATCGTCGTACTGGTCGAGCAGGAACAGCTTCACGATGCCGGCCGCGAAGCGCGACACTCCGCGTAGCTGCCCGGCATCGACCGGATCGATGACGTGAATGATCTCGAAGGCCGGCACCCGCACGATGTCGCCAGCGAGTCCGGGATCGGTGATGTCGCCCGGGTGCCGCCGCAGGAAATGGTAGGCGACCCGACGGCCGATCCCGTCGAATTCGATGCCCTGGCGGATGACATTGCCGCCGGGCATGACTTCGTTGCGATTGAGCGGCAGCATCTCCGAGGGAAGCATCTGCAGCTGCAGCGGCACCGTGAGTCCGTCCTGCGGCCGGCGCGGCCTGAACCGGAAGAACACTTCGCCTGCGATGAACACCTCGCGCGCGGCCCGGCGCTGCAGACCATAGAAGTCAGTGAAGCCCTCCGCATCGGCTTCATCGGTCCAGCCGAGCCAGAGCTCCTGGACCGCTGCTTTCAAGCCGGCGTCCTTGATCAGTGACGACGGTTTGATGCCGGCGCCGACGACGTTGCCGGCCCAGCTCTCGATCGCATTCGTGGCGTAGCCGTTGTTGCGAATGAGCCAGCGGGCGCGCGCCGTGATGTCCGCACCGGCCGCCGCGATCAGCGTGTTGAGATGCGCCCGGCTCGGCTGGAATCCTTTCAGTCGCCGGTTTGCGAGCCCGGCCTCGAACCCGCCAATGAATGCCCCGACACGCCGCCGGAACTGTTGCAGCGAAGCGAGCACTCAAAGTCCCTTCGAAGCAGAGGTCAGAATCCGTCGGCGTCGGCCGCCTTCGCCCGCAGTTGCAATCCGGCGTTCGAGTTCTGTGATGGCGGCCGCCATCTCGGCGTCGGTGGCATACGTGACGCGCCGACCGTCGATCTCGACCGTCCGCACGCCACGGAAGCGCGCCGCCAGCAGCGCGTCGCGTTGCGCGGTCATCTCTTCGAGGGTCATTTTGGTTCAGCTCAGATAGCTCGATCGGAAAACGCGGCGTGCACGGCGCTCGGGGCGGCGTCGGATGACACCCGCCACCGTCGCGCCCACCGCCTCAGGCTCAATGGCCTGGTCGGAATTTGCGTCGGCCGAGATTCCGACTTGCTGCTCGAGGTCGCGCCACATGGCCTCGGTCCAGCGATCGGCGCCGGCGATCCACGCGGCCGCGCGGGCATAAACCCTGCAATCGAGTGCTTCGTTGCGCTCGCGCAGCTTCTGCCATTCCAGCCGGCTGAAACCGCGCTTGGTCTTCACCGTGACAAGCTGCTCGGCGACGAGCTGCTTCACCCACTCGGCTTCGGTGCCACGCGGCAAGTGCACGTAGCCGGCCGGAATTTTTGCGCCTGCCGCGATCTCCTCGTCGGTCGGCGCCGACAATCGCAAGTAGCGATAGGTCTCGCTCTTGAACGTGGCGACCGCGATCGTCCAGAGCCGCGCCCCGCGTCGAAGCTTCTTGCCACCCTCTGTGACGTCGACGTGGGTCGGACCGGCAACCGGCGCCGTACGGTTGAAGCCCTCGACGCCCTTGATCGGCGCAACCTGCGCATGGCCGGCCCTGCGAGCCCAGGCGTAGACGGCCGGCGCCTCGTACCCGGTGTCGATCGCGAGCTTTGCAAGGCCAAGCCGCGTACCGTGCGCATGAAGCCAGGTGCGATCGAGGAGGAGACCAAGCTCCTCCCAGGTCTCGGCTTGCTCGGGTCCGCCTTCGACCACGATGTGGTCGACGAGCCAGCTTTCGAGACCTCGGCCCCAGGCCCAGACATCGACCTCGATGCGGTCCTTCTGGACGTCGGCGCCCGCCGTCAGGAACAAGCCGCCGCTCGGTACCGTGCCGATCTGCCAGGACTCGCGGCGCTCGTAAAGGCGCTGCCAGTCCGGCGCCTCGCCGGTCTCGACCCAGGTCTCGCCAAGCACGCTGTTCTTGAAGCTGCGCCTAGCTTCGTCGGTGGTCGCAGCTTCGCACAGCCGCGCGATGTGCTCCCAGGAGAGCCAGCCGACCGGCGAGTAGAGCGCCGAAATATGAAATCCGATGGTGCCCGGGTCTTCCGAGTCCGCGGTGGCACGCCACTCCCCGGCCTCGAGCATGGCCGTCTTGTGGTGCTCCTCGATCCGTTCTTCGCAAGAGGCGCAGAGATAATGTGCGGTGTCGGGCTTGCCCTTGTCCCAGCGCAACCGTTCGAACCTGAGCCACTGCATCTCCCGGCAGTGCGGGCACGGCACGAAGTAGCGGCGCTGGTCCGAGGCCTCGTACTCGCGCTCCACGCGCGATAGGCCATGGATGGTCGGCGTCGACCCGAGGAGAACCTTGGAGCGCCACGAGAAGGTGCGGGTGCGTGCCTCGGCGAGAGCGACCGGGTCGCCTTCCTCGTCAGCCGACGGCGGATAGGCATCGACCTCATCGAGGAACAGGTAGCGCGCCGGCATCGAGCGCAAGCCGACGGCGCTGTTCGCCCCAGTGATGACCAGGAGTCCGGCGGGAAACTCCTTCGAGAGCACCGTGTTGCCAGCATCACGCGAGCGCGCCGGCTTGACGCGCTCCCGGAGCGCAGGGCTCTCATGGATCAGGGGCTCAAGGCGCTGGCGGGAAAAGCGCTTGGCGAGTTCGACGGTCGGCTGCACCGCGAGCATCGGGCCCGGCGCATGATGAATGACGTATCCGATCCAGTTGTTGCCGCCTTCGGTGAAGCCGACCTGGGCCGATTTCATCACCACGATGCGGCGCGCCGGATGCATCGGCGACAGCGCGTCGACAATTTCCCGGATGTAGGGCGTGCGATCGGTGCGGTAGCGGCCTGGCTCGGCCGACGCGCGCGGGCTCAGCACCCGGTGGCGGTCGGCCCATTCCGAGACGGTCAGCGCCGGATCGGGGGTGAGCCCGTCGCGCCAGGACTGGCCAAGCTCGTCGGCGCCCTCGAAACCGAACAGGTCAGCGGAGCTCTGGCCGGATCTCGGCGAGCTCGGCGAGGTGACCGCGGACATGCGTCTCTATGAGTTTCTGGACCGCGTGCGCCTCGACACCGAGATCGGCCGCGATCAGGGCCGCGACCCGAGCCGGCCAGTTGAGCCAGGAGTCCCGTTCCTCGCGTGCCAGCCGAAACACCAGCGCCGTCGCCCGCGCGCGATCAACGAGCTCGCCCTTCATGCGCTGCAGGCGCAGGCGAGCGAGATGGGCCTTGGCGATTTCGTGCGCGGTGCGGGCCTGGACGAAGGTGACGTTGCCACCGGCGGGCAAGCCCTGCTCTTTCAGCGTCTCGCGCACCGAGCCGAGCGCAGCCTCGCCAACCGGGCGAAGTTTTTCGTTAGGCGCCTTCAGCTTTGCTTTCGAGCGGCCAGGATCGGTGGAGCGCTGCCAGGCGGCGTCGGCTTTCGCCGGGTCGATCGTACCATCAGGCTCAAGCGGGATGCGTCCGGCCTTGGCGGCCTTGAGCACGGCCACATGGCTTACGCCACGTGCCTTGGCATAAGCGCGGATCGAGATTCCCATTCAGGTCAGGGCCGGTTTGCACCGCGACATGCCGCGGAAAAAGATGCAGTCCGCGCGATTATTGACTTGGCTTCCGTCGGAAGCAGCGCGTGTATGGCGCCATCAAAACGGAGAGCGCCATGACCAAGGTCCTGCCGAGCAACAACGAAGCCTGGGGCTTCTTTGGCACCATCCGCCACCACGCCGATCCCGTCGAAGCCTGGCCGCTCGCCATGCGGGCCATCGCCGAGGCGACCGGGTGCTCCGAAATCGGGGTTCGCGATTTCCTCGACTGCCGCCATGGCCGGCATTTCGCGGACGATGTGGCCAACGGACTGTTCGAAGGGCGCGGTCTCGCCGACGCCATCGATGCCGCGGTCGATCGCTGGATGAACTGGACGATCGATCGGCGCACGTCACGCGAGACCGGCATCCCGCGCGGACTGCCCTACCTTGTCGGCCTCGTCACCGATTGGGAGATCGTGGCCGAAGCGAGCGCCTAACAACCGGAAGGAGCATTGCCATGGAAGACTGGTCCGGCCTCACGCCCGCAGAGATTCGCGCCCGCGTCGCCGCTGCACGCGAGCCCGCGCTGCGAAAATTCCTCGCGAATTGCGAGGCCGAAATCTTGCCGGGCGAGACACTCGAACAGGCCGTCAGACGCGTGCAGCTTGTTGTTTTCGGCGCGATCCGTCGCGCGGCGGAAACAGCCCGCCCGAACGAAAGCTTCCAGCAATCCATGGACCGCGTCCTGTCGGGTCAAGACTGATCGACTTCCGCACCTCTACGCCCCGCTCCGATGCGGGGCTCGGGGTCGTAGAAGGGTCGCGATGGTCGCGGCCCGACCACGAAGGAGCCTCAGATGCCCAAGTCGAGCAAAGCAAAGACCAAGACCTCTCAGAAGCGGAAGGTCCAAGCAAAAGCCAAGACGCCCGGCACACGCGCCAACAGCAAACAGGCGCAACTCATCGAAATGCTGCAGCGTCCAGACGGCGCCACCATCGATGAGATCGTGAAGAAGTTCGATTGGCAAGCGCACACAGTCCGTGGCGCGATTGCCGGTGCCCTCAAAAAGAAGCTCGGCCTGAACGTGCAGTCGGAGAAAGTCGAAGGCCGCGGGCGCGTCTATCGCATCGCCTGAACCGGATCGAATTTCGAAGCGCCGTCGGCGGCAAACCCGACGGCGCTTTGCCGTTCAGGCCTACAATCGCTCGCCCTTCACCTCATCAAAGCCCCGCCCATCGCTTGCGAGTGATGCCGCTTTCCCGGTGTGGCGCTGCCAGCGCTCGATAGTAACGTCGCAATAGCGCGGGTCGATTTCTATGGCGAGGCAAACGCGGCCGACGGACGCGGCAGCGATCAGTGTCGAACCCGATCCGGCGAAGGGCTCATAGACGAGATCGCCCTTCGCGCTGTTGTTGACGAGCGGCCGGCGCATGCACTCGACCGGCTTCTGCGTTCCGTGCTCGGTCGCCTCGTCGTTCTCGCCGGTGGCGATGGTCCATAACGTGGTTTGGTCGCGCGCGCCCTGCCAGTGGCCGCTCGCTCCCTTGCGCACTGCGTAGAAGCACGGTTCATGCTGCCAGTGGTAATCTCCGCGGGAGAGCACCAGGCGTGGCTTGGCCCATACGATCTGCGCCCTGATCAGGAGGCCGCAAGCATCGAGACTCTCCGCGACCGTCCGTGCGTGGATCCCGGAGTGCCAGACGTAAGCGACATCACCGGGAAACAGGCTCCAGGCCTCGCGCCAATCGGCGCGGTCGTCGTTGTTGACCTTTCCAGGCCGCGCGGTCGAGGAAACACCGGACTCGACTCGCCAGTTGGGATCGTAATCGACCCCGTAAGGCGGGTCGGTCACCATCAGGTGCGGTCGCGCCCCATCGAGTAGCCGCTCGACATCGGTTGCGACGGTGGCATCGCCACACAGAAGACGGTGCGATCCAAGCAACCAAAGATCACCCGGACGGGTGACGGCTTGCGTCGGTGGTTCGGGAACGTCTTCCTCTTCCTCGGATGCTCCGCCTGCGTCGAGCGCGTCGAGCAGCCGGTCGAGTTCGTCCTCGGCAAAGCCCAACAGCTCGAGGTTGACGCCGTCCTCCTTCAGCCGCTCAAGCTCCGCGGACAGGAGCGCATCATCCCAGCCGGCATTAAGCGCGATGCGGTTATCGGCGAGCCGGAACGCGCGCGCCTGGGCGTCGGTCAGGTGCCCGAGCCGGATCACCGGGACCTGCTGCAACCCGAGCCGCATCGCGCCAAGCACGCGGCCATGACCCGCGACCAAGACGCCGCGCTCGTCCACAAGGCACGGTACGTTGAACCCAAACTCCGCGATCGAGCCGGCGATCTGTGCGACCTGCTCTTCGGGATGCGTTCGAGCGTTCGCCGCATACGGCAGGAGCCGCTCGATCGGCCAGCTCTCAACTTGCAGTGGCTCAGTCGTCGGCTGGGATTGCGACCCCACGCTGACGCGCGACCGCTTCGAAGGTTTGGCCTTCGCCATCGAGTTTCACTGGCTGGTCAGGGAAGAGCTTGCGCCATCGGCGCAGCGTGACATCGACGTATTCGGGCGCGATCTCGATTGCCCTCATGCGCCGGCCGGCGCGTTCCGCCGCGATGATGGCGGTGCCCGAGCCGGCGAACGGCTCATAGACGATGTCCCGTTCGTTGCTGTAGGCGCGCATCACGAATTCCGGCAGCGCGACCGGGAAAACCGCGGGGTGCTCGGTCTCGATGCCGCGCGCCTTGTGCCGCGTGATGCGGATGACGTTGTCCGGGATGCGCGTGTCCTGGACGCCCTGTCCGGCATGCGTCCACTCGCCGACATGCCCGTCCTTGTGGCGGATGCCGCCATGCGTGTCGTTGACGTGGCCGGCCCATTTGCAGGGCACGATCTTGTTCGGCTTGCGGGCCTTGCGATTGAAGTGAAAGACGAACTCGAAAGCCGGCGCCAGGCGTCCGTTCCAATCGCCTGGCAATCCCGGTCCCTGGTCCCAGACGTAGAAGCCGAAGCGGCGCCAGCCCTGCTCGCGCATCCAATCGAGCCAGGCTTGCCAATAGGGCTGCCATTCGTTGTCCCGGTGAATGAGACCGAGATTGATCAGAACCTGAGCGGCCTCCGTGACCGGCAGCTCGGCGAACACGCCGCGCATCAGCGTGTCCCAATCGCCCACGCCGCCGGTCGTGTAGTCGCGCTGATTACCGTAGGGCGGCGACGTGAAGACGAGCGCGGCGCGCTCGCCGTTCATGACGCGCGCCACGGCCGCAGGGTCGGTGCCATCGCCGCACAGCAGGCGGTGATTGCCGATCAGCCAGAGATCGCCCGCGCGCGAGATTGGCTCGCGTGGCGGTGCCGGCATCTCGTCTGCAGCGTCCTCGCCGACACCGTCCGCGGCATCCGTCTCCTCGCCGAGCGGCGCCAGGAGCGCATCGAGCTCGGTCTCCGAGAAGCCGGTGAGCGCAAGGTCGAAGCCGTCGCCATTCAGCGCATGCAGCTCGGCTGCGAGCAGTTCCTCGTTCCAGCCGGCATTGAGCGCGAGCTTGTTATCGGCGATGACGTAAGCGCGCCGCTGGGCCGGTGTGATGTGACCGAGGACGACCACCGGGACTGTGTCGAGGCCGAGCTTGTGTGCGGCAAGGAGCCGCCCGTGGCCGGCAACGATGCCGCCCTCCGCATCGACCAGGATCGGATTGGTCCAGCCGAATTCGACGATCGAGGCTGCGATCTGCGCCACCTGGTCGTCGTCGTGAGTCCGGGCATTGCGCGCGTACGGGCTCAGCCGATCGAGCGGCCAATGCTCGACCGCGTCGGGCAGTCGCGGTTTCATTTGGTTCGGCGATGCACCGCGGCGGGTGGTAACTGGCTTCGGCGGGTTACCACGCGCGGTTACCAGGCGGCCTAGCGAAAAAAAGCGCGCCGTTGCGCGCCTCTAGGGCACACAGGCGCCAACGTCGGGTGGTAACTGGTAACTCAGATTTTGCGGCTGGCTGTAGCGAAATTTCGGGCCATTGCCCCCCGCATACCATTTTGCGCCAGGGAGGACCCGTGCGTCGGTCTTGCTGATCGTCGAGCGCGCCTCGCCCGAGCTTGACGCGAAATTACGCTGAACCGGTCAACTGCGTCTCGCCGAAAAATGTCTCACCAAAAAATGTCTCACGTTCCAAAATGATCTTGACAGAAGAATCGGGTATTGAATCTCCGCTGCGCTCCATTGTTCCCGAAATCAGGTGGCAACACGGCCAAGTCGAGATCAGCTAGAAGCAATCCTTAGCACTACGAGAATCGCCCCACGCTTGTTCCGTAGCCCACCAAATGATCCAGCCGCCACCGACGATCAAAGCGGCAAGCGCGAGCCAACCGTAGAAGTTTGCTGACGCGAGGCCGGATGCAAGCACAAGCACAGGAAGGATCATGGCGAGATAGTACGGTCCCGTGTAGCGGCAGTGCGTGCGCCCGCAACGCTTTGCATTGAGGATGCACGCTGTGCCCATCCAAATGAGCGCAGCGGACCAAACGGCCGCGCGTGCCGACACCGGGGCGAACAACGCAGCGACTACGGCACCTTTAGGGAGCCACCACGCGATGATGCTGGTATGGGCCTTACCGAGCCAGTCCCTCGCGGATTGGGCTGCAACGTTCATTCAACTACCCGGCACAGCAGGACAGTTTCGCGACATCTTTCTCGAATCCCAATGCCGCAAGCTTCAAGCCTTCGACGGTTGTGAGATACGGAAAGATCGCGTCGGCAAGATCGTTGGTCGTCAGACCCTGCTGGATGGCGAGCGCCGCAGTCTGAATGCTGTCGCTTCCTTCGGGCGCGAGAATGTGCGCGCCCAGGAGTTTGCGGTTCTTTCTGTCGGCAACAAGCTTGATGAGGCCGCGCGTATCTCGCGCCGCCAATGCGCGCGGCACGGCACTGAGGGGTAGCACGGACACTCTCACGTCACGGCCGGCGGCTCGGGCCGCGCCTTCGGTCAACCCGACGCTTGCCACCTGCGGATCAGTGAATACGACCGACGGCATAGCCGTGTTGTCATAGCGCAGGCTGTTTCCGTTGAGAGCGTTCTTGGCCGCAAGCTTCGCACCGTAAGCAGCCATGTAAACGAATTGATCGTGGCCGGTGACATCGCCCGCCGCATACACGCCAGGGCGCGTGGTCTGCATTCGATCGTCCACCTGAATGCTGCCGTTTGCCGCTTGCGCGATCTTGGCTTCTCTCAAGCCAAGCCCCTCGACATTGGGGGCGCGACCCGTCGCAACTAAAATGCGCTCGGCTGTCAGCGTCGTATCCCGAGCTTCGCGCGTGACGACAAGAGCCGCTCCAGCTTCAGTCTGCCGCGCCTGCTTGTAAGTGACCCCGCACTCAAGAGCGATGCCTTCGTCTCGGAAATAGCCTGACAGAGCATCCGAGATTTCCGGCTCCGCCGCCGGCAACAGGTGGCTGCGGCAAACGACTGTGACTTTGACGCCCATGCGCGCAAACATCTGCGCTAGTTCAGCGCCGATGTAACCCCCGCCGATCACAAGCAATGACTTCGGGAGGCATTCAAGGGATAGCGCGGTGGTGCTTGTCAGATACTCGACAGCATCAAGACCGGGGATCGAGGGCACTGCAGGCCGTGCGCCCGTGACGATGATAAGGCGCGGCGCCTTGATCAGATCGCCATTGATGGCCACGCCACCTTCGGCAAGGCGGGCCTGCCCTTCGACGTAAGAGATGTTGTTATAAGCCGGTAAAAGATCGGCGTATTTCGATTGGCGCAGGCTCGAAACGAGCTCGTCTTTCTGCTGGACGGTCGCTGTCCAATCGCCCACCTGCCCTTTGGCCCTGATGCCTGCGAAGCGCGCGGCGGCGCTGGCCTGATGCTGTGTCTCAGCGGCCCGGATTAGTGTTTTTGACGGCACGCAACCGATGTTGACGCATGTGCCGCCAAGAGTGCCATGACCAATCAGAGCCACCTGCGCACCTTGTTCTGCCGCAGTGATCGCCGCCGAAAAGCCTGCCGACCCCGCACCGATGACGGCGAGATCAAATTGCTTGCCGCGATTTCCAGACGCGCAACAGTCACTCATGATTTGACGCCTTCTTTGCTGGCCCGCAGCACGCTTGAGCATTGATGCCGCGACGCCGGAGCCACAGGACGCAGCCGACCGCACCGGCAATCAGCACGGCTGCGATCAGCACGTATCCCGAATAGGAGAGCCAAGCTGCGAGCGCCGTCACGCTGATGCCCGCAATAATCGCTGGCGTGGCGCAGCAAACCACCGCAAGGGCGCCAACGAGCACTGCTCCAATTGTGGTACCGGCTGCTTTCACCGGAGGCTCAGCCTTTCGGAGAGGACGGATAGCCGGCGTTCGTCGTCGCTGTCGTCAGCGCCTTCACGTTGGTCTTTGCGTCGTCGAAGGTCACGATGGCAGTCTTGTTTTTGAATGACACCGAAACCGCTTTGACACCCGGCACGGATTGCAGGCTCGATTTAACGGTGTGCGGGCACGCGGCGCAGTACATGTTCTGCACCGCGAGCGTCACCGTTTTTTCCGCTGCACGAGCAGACGAAGGACCGATGATGCCGAGCGAGAGCGTAACAGGGATGACGTACTTCATCATTTGATTTGCTCCATTGGTTAGGACAGCACGTAGGGGGCGACATAGTCGAAGGCCCAGGCGGCAAGAACAATGACGGTCGCCGCAATGAGCGCGATCTTAACGAATCTGTTAGGCAATGGCCGTGCGCAAGCCTCACCCTCTGCACAGGCGACCTTTGACGAGCGATAGACCAACCAATAGCCGGTGCCGATGAAAGCGAGCGTGGCCGCAATGAAATACGGCTGATAGGGCGCAAGCTGCGTGAAGTTTCCAATCCATGCGCCACTGACACCAAGGCTAAAGAGAACGACCGGCAAAATGCAGCACGACGATGCGGCGAGCGCACCGATGATCCCGCCCGCCGCCGCCAGCTTTTGACCCTTGCCGGGCGAGGCGTTGGCAGGGCGATCGCTCAATGCAATAGAACCCATGGCGCTGCGCGTTTCGCTCATTTCGTTGTCCTCTCTGGATCGCGGGCGGTATACTTCCTGTAGTCACTACAGGAGCAAGGCCGGTCACCATGGGCTCGATCACAGATGCGCGAGCGGAAGCGTTAACAATCGGTAATTTGTCGGAACTTACCGGCGTGAACATCGAGACAATCCGCTACTACGAGCGGATCAAGATGTTCCCGGCGCCGCCGCGCACAGCCGGTGGGCGTCGCGTCTATGACGCCACTCACCTTCGTATCCTGGCCTTTATCCGCCGGTCGCGGGAGTTGGGATTTTCTCTCGATCAGGTCCGCGCGCTGATTCGGCTCGGCGGCCCCGCAAAAGCCTCATGTCGGGAAGTTCGCGAAATCGCTTCGCATCATCTCGACGAGATTCGCGCCAAGATAGCTGACCTTCGCAAGCTGGAGCGGTTGCTGGCGAAGACAGTTGCGCGTTGCACTGGAATTACCGCACCAGAATGCCCAGTGCTTGACGTTCTCGACGTTCGTCGTCCGCCGGCTGAAGCATAGAATCTCAAGCCTTGGCTCTTTCGACCACGAATCGCCGTGACCGCTTCCCCGGCACCCTCCGCCCGTTGAGCCGCCACGTGATCACGCTCAGCACATATTGCCAGCGCCGATGCGCGGTGGCGCGAGCGATACCGAACCGCCAGCAGATCATTTTCCATGGGGTGCGCTCGGCGCGCGCCCAGGCGAGCTTCGCATCCTCGGCTTCAAGCCACCGCAACCAGCCCAGTGTCTCCTCCATCCGCGTGATGGCATCGGGAGACGGAGGAGGACGCTTGAGGCGCTGAGGTTCCTGGCCAACCAAATCGCTGAACTCGGCGAGCATCTTCGGCCACAGCGAGTAGTAGCCCTGCACGCGGACCTCGGGCAGACGCTTCATCACGTCGGCCGCCTCGTGCAGCCGCGCTTCGACACAAGCCGGCGTCCAATCAGCCATGGCACGCCTCCTTGTTCGATGATCGCTTCCCGTACAGTCTTCCCCCGAGTTGCCGGATCAGTTCACGCTCAGGCCAGGTGAGACGCTGATCGTCCGCGCTGACCACCAGGATGCCGTGCTCGTGCCAGCCCTCGCGCTTGACCTCTTCGGGCGGACGCCGGTGGCCGCCGTATCCCTTGGGCATCCACCTCACGGCTGCACCTCGAGAGCGATGAGATCGGCGAGTGCACCAATGACAGACGCGGGCGTCTTGCCGTCGCCGAGCCGCCCCATACTCGTCGCAAGCGCCGTGGGCTCGACGCCATGTTGCAGCAGAAGCGACAGCGCGATACAGGCATCGTCGAGGATGCCGTCCATGGCGGAGCCTACCTTGGCGCCGTGCGTGAACACTTCGCCGATGCGGCCGGTGCTCGGGTCGAAGCCGAACGTCACCGCATAGGACCGGCAGTCGTGCACGAACGTGGTCGTGACGCTTGGCCTGCGTTCGGGAAGGCGCTGCCGGCTCATGGCGCGCCTCCGCGGAGCAAATTGGCATCAAGGGCGCGCGGCATCACGGCACCCCCTTCAGCCAATCGGGCGATTCATTCAGCGGGGAACGTGGGGAACGTGCGTTATGACGTTCCCCGCCATGTTCCCCGTCGTAAGCGTCTGAACCAACACCGTTTTGGGAACGTGACGAACGTGGGGAACGTGTTTGCTCTTCTTTATTATTGTGTACGCGCGCGCGTGCGCGTAGGTCGGAAAAACGTTCCCCAGGTTCCCCACGTTCCCCGACGCCTTGTCCATCAATGGGATAGGCCGGGGAATGTTGAGGGGAACGTTGCTCTAAAGCAGCCTGACGTTCCCCTTTCCCGAAATCGGACGACTCCGAAAAACGTTCCCCACGTTCCCCATGTTCCCCTTCGAGCGTGAGCTGCCAGCGGCGCGCCTGATGGGAAACCCCGATCGCCCGGATGCGCGCTTTCAGTCCGGCGATGTCGAAGACCCGGTCGCGCATGCGCACGAGCGCTTTGCCGAGCCGGGTGCGCTGGGATCGGTCGCCGCCGGTGCCGAGCGGCAGCGGAGGCTCGCAATTGACGGCGAGCTCATAGAGTCCGCTGGTGCCAACCTCTGCCGTGCCGAAGCGATCCCACCATTGACCGACGAACACGCGCCAGACCGCGCCCTCGCCGTCGGAGGCTTCGAGCATCTCGTCGATGTTGCCGAGGAAGCCTCGCACTCCGATCGCCTCGAGCAGGCCGCCCATGAGGGCGGACCAGGCTTCGAAGCTGCCGATGTGTTTGCTCCCGCGTGGCATTCCGGCCGCGATCCAGCCGCGGCAGAGCGATAGACAGGCGGCCACAAGATCCGCCCGGTTGGCATGAACCCAGCCAATGAGATCGGGATGGCGGAAGCCATTGCGGCGCCAGGGCTGGTCGACGCGGGCGTCGAGACGGATGCGCACAAGACGGCGCGCCATCTCACCCGAGAACTCGGCATTGTTGCCGGTGGCAATCCAGATGCAGCGGATCGGCAGCCGCGTGGTTTCCGAGACGCCGAGGACGCGATCTTCCCAGAACGGCGCGGTGAGCGCGGCCGCGAGCGCCGAGGAGTCGAGCGGCCGTCGCAGATTGTCGATCAGCACGACGGAGGGGATCTGGCGCAGCTTGGCGGTCAGGCGCTTGCGCCATTCCTCATCGTCGCTGCCCTCGACCATGACGCTCGCGCGGCAGCCGGTCGCGATCAGCGATATCACATCCACCATCAGGGTTGCGCCGGTGCCTTGGGTCGGCTTCTCGACCAGGTGCAACGGCGTCGGCCCGTCGATCATGGCGCGCACGAAGCCAACAAGCAGCAGCGCGAGCGCATGCGCACGTTCGGCTTCGCCGGTGAACGGAAACTCCCCCAGGAGATCGTCGAGCAATAATGATCGCGCGGCGGTGATGTTCGCCGGCGTCGGTCGGGCGGCTATAGGCGGCAGGACAAAGTCCTTGGGCGGGTCGTAGAGCAGGCGCGCGGGCGCATGGTAGCCGGGTTCGGTGATGAGCTCGCCGTCGCGGCCGAACACCGGCGTCGTGACGATGCCGGACAGCACTGGCAGCGCCGGATCGGGCGTGGCGAGGATTGATTTGATCACCGCCATGGGTGGATGGGCGGGAATAAGTTCGCCGTTGCGATTGATCTTTCGCCAGTCGACGAGCTGGGCGAGCACCGGGCGCAAGCGATCCTCGGTGAGCGGCCTCGCCATGGGCAAACCGTCATCGTCGCGCACCACCCAGGTCGGACATCCGGCGGCACGGAACAGCCAGGGCGGATTGTTGGCGGTGAGGAGGATTTGCCAGGCCTGCGAGACCGCACCGGCGAGATCGCCGTTGTCGGCGCGCAGTTGGGGTCGTGCATGGTCGGGCAAGGCCAGGCCGATCGGCCTGTGGGTGCCGCCGTCAACGACCAGAGCCATGCTTTCTGTGGTGCCCTGGCCGTTCCACTCGACCGCTGACTCAACGACTCGGCGCACCGCATCAATGCCTTCGCGCATCAACAGGTCGTTGAAGTCGTCGCCCTCCTTGGGCGGCATGGCGATGAAGACGCGCCGACCCTCGGCGTGCAGTCGGGCGGCGGCGGCGGCGGCAGCGCGCGCGCCGGCGTTGGAGGGGTCGTGGTCGGTCAGAAGCACGACCTTCCTCACTTCCGCGGGCAAAACGACCTGTTCCAGGTTGGACGTCGACAGCGTGGCCCAGACCGGCAGGCGCGCACACGCTGCCATCACCGAGAGCGCGGTCTCGATGCCTTCGGCGAGTCCGACGACATGATCGTCGGTGAGATTGGCAAGGCGCACGGCGCCGCCGGCGATCGAGGCCAGCATTTTGCGCGGGTTATCGACCGGCGCTTTGGCGGCGCCATCGTCGGCGAGATAGGTGCGGTGGAGCGCGATCCGATTGCCGCTGCCGTCCCGCACCACCGCGACGAGCCCGGGGAAGCCGCGCCGGCTCTCCCAGTGTGTTAGGTCCGGGTGGAACAGAAGGTCCGCACAATCCGGAATCGTCAGCCCGCGCGACGCGAGATAGCGTTTGCCCAACGTGCCTGCGAGCGGCACGGCCTTGGAGAGGATATGGTCGATCTCGCGGGCCTGGTCGGCCTGCTTGGACGAGGGCCTGGTGGCGCCCCGCTTCGGCTGCGGGCCGGTCCTGGTCAGCTCGGCCGCATAACTGATCAGCTCACGCCCGCTCCGATGTATCGCGTGTTCGAGCGTGTTGATGGGGCCGCCGCCCTGGCCGCCGTCGAAATCGATCCAGTCGCCGGCGTGCTCGCCGGTGAGCGCAATCACGCAGGAGCCGTTCTTGCGCGGCGCATCGCCCCGGATGTTGGCCAGCCGCCATTCATCGCCTACCCGCCGGCCGTTCGGGAAATGTCGCGGCACCCAATGCTCGGCGGTCGCACGCAGCCGCGCGACGATTTCATCGAGATCGAACCGCTCGGCCGGTCGTGCAGGTTCGGCGTCGTTGAGGTCGAGCATCGGCGCCTCAATCGAGCAGCACGAGGCCGCGCTCGGCGCGGGTGATGGCGGTGTAGAGCCAGCGGGC